TAATCAACACGGTCTTCTCCTCCCTGATACATATCTAAGTAGTCTTCTATACTACCCAAGCCTTTGTTTTCGTAGAAAGACTCTAGCATATTTTCATACCCAGGTTCCTTATTCATTGCACTTTGAAAAGTGTCTAAATCTAGAAACTCAGACTTGTCGTCATACATATTATCTAAAAAATTGCCTATTTGATCGGAAGCAGTTCCTGGACCACTATAGTCTGTAAAGTTATAGTTATCGTCTAGCAAATCTGTCATATTAAAGTCTGAAAACAAATCATTAACGTCAAAAGAGCCTATACCATAGTTGCTAGGATCATAGGTGTAGTCTAGATCAAACTCTTCAGTCGGATCATAAGTAGCTATATCAACTGGTGGTAAATCAGTATCTGTAAAAAGATCGTCTAAAAAACTAAAGTCTACTGCCATAATGCCCTCTATATTATCGTTTTTTCTATTCGTTGTCTTGTTTGTTCGATGCCCCAAAGTAAAAAGATATAATAGCACTCGCTAAACCACCAAGGTAGCCTAATACAAGGTTTATCAAGGCTTCTGAGTTCTGTTCTGGAGGTTGTAAGGTTACTAAAAATATATACCCCATAAAACCTCCTACAACAAATATACCTATTATTCTAGCTGTCCAGTCTTTGCTAAAGTTCTTTCGTGCATCTTGTACTTCCGCTGTTTCTAGTGCAAATAGATCTATATCTAGTTTTTTCATTTGCACTTCGAAGTCTGACTCTACTTTCTTTAGCTCCGCCAATTGCTCAGGCGTAGCTGTTTCCATAGCTTTTTGTATCTTCTTAGGTTCAGGATCACAGCCCAATACTTCTGAAATCATATTAGCAGCCATACCACCCATGGGCCCGCCTAATGCGGTTCCTATTGTTGGAGCTACTGTACCTACAAGATTCTTTAATATACCTAGTTTCATTAACACTTCCACCTTCTGCGCGCTTGCCTAATTCTTGAATTAGGATCGTTTCTAGTTTTAGCAGAGCTTCTCTTTAATTGACCTAATGATCTTGCGCAATAAGATTTACGTCTTTTAGCTGCCTTGCTACCTTTTTTAACTTTACCTGTTACAGCAGTTTTTAACTTTGATCCAGGGTTGGCTTTCCTATAGGCTCTTACACCTTTCTTAGTCATGCCTGCACCTTTCTTGGTAGGACGATAGTTACCGCCTTTACCAGTCGTTTTGCGTATTGGTTTAGCTTTTTTTCGTGCCACGTCTTCTTCTCTTAGTTGTTGTTCTTTTTCTAGTTACAGGTTTTTTCTTCTTTACTATGGTGCGAACATTAGTAGGTTTCCCTCCTGGATTGCCCGCTGCTCTCTTTCTTTTTACTGCGCTTTTTCTTTGTCCTGCCGTCATGCTTTTAGCTTTCGATCTTGGTACACATTTTGGATACTTACGTTTACTGCCTTTAGCAGACTTTCTACCACAAGCTTGGAACTTACCTTTTTTCTTAGGTGCACCGATGTCCACCCAATCACCTTTAGGTCCTTTTCCAAACCATGCGGTTAGTCCGCCTTTAGGCTTAGCCATTATGCGTACTTGCCTCCACGCTTCTTGTACGTACGCACTAACCAGCCATTGGCATACGCAGAAGGATAGACCTTAAATTTCTTTTTAGCTTCGGCTTTTACTCTAGAATACAAAGCTGGGTTAGTAGGCTTAGCACCGCTCTTCTTTGATTTTCTAGCTGTCTTCTTTTTTGCAGTCCTTGTAGCCATTATTTTTTCTTCTTTTTTCTTAGTTTTTGAAAATCTGCTCCTGTAATTTTATTACGAGGCTTAGCTACTCTAGCTATCTTTTTTTGTTTAGGGGACAATCTTTTTGCCATTGTTTTCTCCTATGATAATTTAGTTTTTTTCCTGCGACCGTTTGATACTGCACCGCAACCTTTACTTTGCACCATTGCATTGCCTGGCATAAACACACCGCCACTTTGCATCTTTGTGGCTGTTTTTGCTGCATTGGCAAAATCTTGAGCACTTGGTGCACCTTTAGCACCTTTCTTTCTCATTTTTCGTCCTGACTTTCTTTTCTTATGTATATTTTCATATAAACTCATTATGGTCTCCTTAGTTTTTTCTTATAGTTTGACACATTCTTTCTTTTCTTTTTAGTTCTTTTAACCATCTAACATCATCGTTTGTAGTCTTACTGCTCGATCTCCTACTTGTCTAGCCCACTTACTATCCAACATTTCTTCGGCTGCTGTTTCCCAATCCTCTTCTTGCACAGCTGCAAGATAGTTTTTAAATTTACTAAGTCTAGGATAGCCTAGATTAAAACACATGTTAGCCATAACACGTTGTCTCGCATCGCTAAGATCTCTCCACCATTTCATATTCTTGTCTAGCTCTGAGCAAACTATTTCTACATCTTGCTCTAAACATTCTTTAACTCTTTCTTTTGATATAGGAGTACCCATCTTGAGGCCCCATTCTTTGTCTTTTTCTGTTATCAAATGACCTACACCAAAAGTAGGGTATCCAAGATGATCCCTATAAATCTCATGAATAACACCTTCGTCTAACATAAGTTCTTTTAATAACTGATCTTTATCCATTATATTTTTATTGTTGTCGTCCCGTTTGTAGATACCGTAACTTTGCCCAAGGAAGCTACACCCTCTACGCCAAATTCTCTTCGCTCGTATAAACTTATCCATTCTTGACCATTCCATAGTTGCAGTTCTTCTGCGGTTAAATTCCATATAATATCGCCTTGTTGAAACTTATTTTTGTTACGCTGAGTTTCATTTACAGATAAAGTAGAATCTATATCTACTTTATTTAAAGAAAGCTCTAAAACTCTTACAAGCCTGTTAAAAGTTTCAGGAGATATTTCTCCAATGGCTACTGGTAATTTTGTTTGTAGCAGTTTACTCATTATCTTCTGCCATTTGGTTTTAAATCCATGCGTGTAGCACCCACCCTAAAACCCACACCAAGACGAGCTCCTTCACTATTATCATCGTCTGATTCTATTCTAAGCACGGCTTGTCTTGCTCTAAGTCTTGTATCTATTTTAGTTGTGGAAGAAGTGCAAGTGCTTGTAGTTTCAGTAACAAGACTGTCTCCTGGAAAGTCTCTTTGTTTCAAAACAAAATTTATTGTCTGCCCTGTGCCTCCGTCTCCTGTAAATTTAACATCAGGTATAATCCTGTTTATTGATTGAAACTGATCTCCGTTACCTAATGCAAAGTCACTAGACTCTATAAACACATTGTCCATTGGCGAACCGTCATCATCGTTACCTGTTTCATGGTTATACAGATACCCTGATGAAGTAGCCATTGGATTATTAAATATGCCTTCATCTACCCATGCACTTCTGTTAAGTTGTCCTATGCTCCAGACTTGTTCTTCATAGTTGTAGATAACATATCTATCTATGGTAGTTGTGTCACCAGAACAATAAAACCATCCTACTTCATCAAACTGTTTATTTAAAAATCCAAAAGTTTGAAAAGATTGTCCTTCATTAAAGTCGCTAAACACATAGTTTTGAACACTACAGGGTATATCTTGTACCTGTCCGTTATAAGCGTAAAAACCTTTTTTATCCATCCAAAAAATACCTTTGGGTGAATTTATAGCTGCGTTAGGAGAAATCAAACCAACACCTTCATTCACTAGGTTAACACCAAAAGTAAATGGTTGGCCTACAAATGTCATAGAGTAAAGAGAAGTATCCGTCCAGACTAAAGTTTCTTGTCTGGCTCTAATCGCTCCAACAATAGAAGATCCTGCAGACAATCGTAAAGACCCTGCCGTATTTGTAGGTAAAGGCTCCCACTCAGTTACGTTTTCTTGGTCACTAAAAGCTATCAACATAGGATCTAATGTTCCTGAACGTGAGCTGCCTGATATTGGATCTGCACCAAAACAAATAACGTGTCTATCTATGTCACTAACTAAAACTTGTAAAGCTTTAGTAGGAGCTAGATTTGCTCCTGATAAATCGCTTAATGCTGTTGCTCTCGTTGTGCCTAAAGTTCCAGCACTGGTGTCGTAATAAAATACGCCTCCTGCTCTAGGATTTATTACTAGATCTTCTCCAAAATTATCGTGTGACCACAATCTTAATTGATTACCTGCTGTTATTGCAGTGGAGGATCCCCAAGTCCCTGCTCCCCAAAGTCCTGCTCCCCAACCTGTAGACTGCACATAAACATCTAATCCTACATTTATTTGGTAGGCTCCAACTACCGAACTTCCACCATTACCGCTATCGCTAGAGTTCGCTGTGACAGTAGCTCCTGAGGTGTCTTTTGCTTCTATTGTAAAAGAATTAGCATTCACTACTGTTGCAATCTGATATTCTTGATTTAAAACTGCAGCGGTTATATTACCGCCTAGACTAGAAGCACCGCTAAAAGTAACAAAATCATTTTGTCCTGCTCCGTGGCTTGTATCGGTTACGGTAATTGTAGCGTCCCCATTTGCTACTTTAGCAAACGTAACGTCACCAGCAGCAGTAGTAACCCGTAAAGGTGTTATATCATAAAAGTTTTGTCCTTCTCTTATGTAGTATTTAAAAGTAGTGCCGACCCCTAAAAATTTACTAAAAGATAAATCTACCCAAGCATGTAATGCTCTAGCAGTTCCTAAAAAACTATTGGTCGTAGCTTTAGCCCAACCTCCAATTTTTTCTGGAAGGCCTTTACGAAACCGTACAAAATTAGCATCAAACCATCCGCCATCATTAGAATAGTCTGTGCCCTCTCGGTTTATTCCTGGTCGAAGTATAAATTTTTCTAGTGCCATTTTTCATTTATATTAACTTATCTATTCCTAAAGAAGCAGCTGTTAAACCATATAAGCCCCACATAATATACTCAAGTCTTCTAAATTTAGCAGATCCTTCATCTAATCGTTTCTCAATATTTTCATATCGAATAGCACATTCTCTTTCATGTGCTTCGACTTTAAGTAAAGCTTCTCTAGCAGTCGTCACTATTTTTTCTTTTTAGTCTTAACTCTTTTAGTAGTATATGCTTCGTTAACATCTGGAGTAGACTTATCGTCGGCTACAAATTTTCCTTCCTCAGTTCTAGCACGAACTTTTACTTCCTCAGTGTTTGTCCAAAAACTAACTACTTTTCCCCACCAGCTCATGATTTATCCTTGGCTTTGCCAATATTAAGGGCTAAAAAGTCTATAACTTTATATAGTTGAGCCAAAAATTTATCTCCTTTAGGAGTGGGAGTTATAGCAGCAACTAATGAAGCTATTGCTATTATGGCTGTAACCCACATGAAAATATTAAGATATAACATCTGTTTTCTCCGTTGTTAATGATTCTTCTGGAACTTCCCAAGATTCTTTTAATTGATCAGCCACATCTGGAACATTCCAACAATTAAGATTAGATGCTACTGTTCTTCTTTCACCCTCACCTTTGAAGGGATATACCATGTGTTGTAACCAAGAAGGAAATACCAATAGTTTTCCTACTTCTGGTTTCATAACAAAAGACTGAGGTGGTCTTAGTCTCTCTGTATTCATCAATTCGTTTCTACCATAATTAAAAGCTATATAACCATCACAATCGCCTGACGATTGGTATAAAGAATATTGTGGTGAGCCAGCAGTAGGTTGATCTAATATTTGTTGGGGTACTTTAGTCCATCCAGTAGTAGAGATACCCATAATAGTTTTAGTGCCGTGATCGTGAATTGGATTATAGTCGCCTTCATAACTATGTACTGACCATGTTTCATCAATGGCTACTGCTTTTGGAGAAGAAAGACGTGTGCCTGTACTATTGCTAAAAAAGTTTATGTAATCAGCACCAAGACTACAAATAAAATTATTGTATTCTTCTAGTCTAGGGTCTGCATTATCCATTAGTAATTGTT